TATTTCTATTTTGTAATCCAACTGTGTTCTCCGTATATAGGGGCACGATGCGTCGTGCCCCTACGAGTGTGTATGATGATTCGTGTTGCCGGAAGCATCAATTATTGTTCCGTCGGCTGCTATGTTTCCGGTTATGTTAAGATTTCCTGTAAATACTCCAGCGCCTCCACCTGTGATATTTCCAGTGACAGCAAGAGTTCCGTCAATTGTTACAGCTCCAGTCAGTGTGATCACAGGGCTTGTCAGTTCCGCAGATTCGGAAGCATTAACCTTAGCCCTTGTCGTGTTTACTTCGACGTCATTAGTTGCATCTATCAGAAGCTTGTTCCCTGTTTTTATGTGTAAAATCTTGTCACGTTTCAGGTGTATAAAATCCCCCTCATCCGTGTAGATAGCCACTTCGCCTTCGACTAGCGCTATTCTGTAACGCCGGTCATCGGATGCTACCATAATGATGTTATTTCCTTTTTTCAGCACGATTCCCTCGGCATCGGGAAGCGGCCTGGATGTGTAGCCGTAGTGCTGAAAATATTCGCGGTTCGTGAATGTCTCCTTCGGCCTACCTGCGCCGGTAAAACGCTTTATAACGCCTTCGGAAACGCTGGTAATTATTGAGCGGATCATATCTATCATACCGGCAATATCCCCAGTTTAGATAATTTTAATGTTGTAAACACACCGTCTCTGGACATCTCGAATGTCCTTCCATAGATGAGAAAATCGTCATCTATTGAAAACCTTTCGTCTTTTACGTGGCATATGGCATTGACCTGGTAATTTTTCCCTGTCTGGCTGTGGCTGTGTGTCTTATAGGTCAGAGAAAAACCATCGAACTGCTGCTTTTCCATTAGGATTTTTGCGTATTTTTGTGGGTCCTGGCCGTCGTGCTCTGCCTGGGCTACAAAAGGCTTTGTAAAAGGAAAATCAGCATCTATGGCCACGCCTGATACATTAATGTCTTCAGGGCCAAACAAATCGGTGCCCTGCTGCTGCCCGGTTACGGTTACTGTTTTATAGCGCTTCGATATATCCCTGGTTCTTTCACCCTCCAGGATGTTTTTGCCTTTAATCAGGGTGTATTCGGCTTTGCCGGATGTCAGGGGTTCGCCAAAAACAAATGTGCCGTCCGGCATACTGAAGAATAGCATTCCGCGTGCGATGGCGTGTTTTTTTAACTCTTCAAAAACTGTTGTGTATGGTGTGATCTGCGCAAACTCGTAATCATCTTCGGCTTGTGTGAGCGGGACTGCCCTGTTTTTATTGCCCTTGCCGTAAATAATGCTTTTTCGGTTGATAAAAGGTATATCGGCAAGGAGCTGCTCTGCTATCTCTTTGAGAGTGACGTTTTCCAGTGTCGTGAATTCTTCGCAATATGAATCTATAAGAAGTCCAAGGAGGTCTCGGCCTTCGATACTCAACTTGCTTCCGCCCTTGTCATAGCTGTCTGTAATCTTGTCTATGATGCCGTTAAGCTCAAGCGTGTCGTTGATGTATAGCTTACACTGAGCGCCCTCTGAAATTTCCGCCCCAGTGTTGGCAAGGGTAATTTCAAATGCATCGTCTGCGACGAAAAGATCGCTCTCAATCCTGTATGAGAGAAAGTTTTCGATCTTCAGGTTGTTAATATGAAGGCTTATCTTATCTCGCATAAATATCTATTTCCCCTGCTGTAAAATTCGGTTTAGAGATATTGTTGATTGCTAAAATTCTTTCCGCTGCCTGGTAGGGCAGGCCGTATTTCAGGCATACCAGGTGCAGCGGTGTTTCATTGTCTAATTCTATTGTGATGATCTTTTCACGCTCTAATTTGATAGCGGAGATATGCTTGAGCAGTGTGAGCGCCATCTGTTTCAGACTTTCATTCTGCCTTTCGTTATCAACAGCTTCCTGTATCATTTTGCGGATAATATATAGTGTTGTTTCGATCTCGCGCACGTTCATTGCCGGCTGTACGGTTTCAGCCTTAATGTAATTACCGGATGTGTCAAAACTCTTTACGTTTTCCAGTCGTTTTTGCGCCTGGCGATTTTCTTCGTCGGCGCTGAATGCATAGCCTGCTTGCAGTGATGCCTCAGAGGCAAGCAGGCTCTTATATGCTTGCCATGTGTGAGTATTTGCGTCGGAGCTGTCTGCTGTATAGGATGCTCTACTGTGATTCGGGAATACCTCTGTTTCAAGCTCCGCCATTCCGTCTCTGAAAGATTGTATAAATCTGTCGGGCGCATCTATAATGGTCTCGTATAACTGGCTGTACTTGTTTGCGACTTTTGCAATCGAGCCGATTACACGGCCTGGAAGATTTGTGGCAAAATCTATAGTTGAGATCAGCCTGTTGGCCGGAGTCGTTATGCCGCTAAGTGTGGACTCAAACGTACGGACTGCGGTGTCAATTTTCTTTACATATGCGCGGGCGGTCATTGAAATGTCTATAAACTGCTCGTAAATGTCCAGTGCAGGATCAAGGACTTTATCAAGAATGCCGGATGCCTCTGTGCCGAGTGCTGATTTAACTTTTTCGATGAAATTATCCTGAGCCTCTTCCAGGACAGATTCATACAGATTCTCAATGCCGGATTCGACATCTTCGAGGACTGTCGGTTCTATTTCCGTGGTGCCTTCGACAAAATTAAAATCAATCTCTGCGGTTTGTTCGCGGTCATCATGACGAACCGTTACTGATTCGATGCTGCCTGAGAGCAGGCCGTATTCGGGATGCTGCAGCTCAAAAGCGTCTTCACCGTACAGAAGAAAGATCAGATCGTGGTGTTTTTCGTATGTGTCGCTATAGAAATAACAGCGGATACGCACCTTGCGGGCATTCTGGCCCATGTCTTCGAGCATGGCCTGATCGCTATACGGGATTTCGTATTTTGCGATGGACTTGGCGAATGAGTCTTCTATAGTTTCGCAGTCGAGTTTTATGCCGTTAAGGACGGTTTCCGGTTTACGGTTCACTGTTAAAATTTGCCTCGTTTCAGGGTTGTGTTCAGCTCTGTGTTCATATCGTCGGATTCTGTGAATACTCTGCCTTTTTCGTCTATGCGCTGGTTCAGATTTATGACGACTTTTGGCACTTGTGCCTTGTCTTCGGGATGTACCAAATCATATATCATATTGCCGAGCCAGCCTTGTCCGCTGTATTCGCCTCCGGTTAGCTTGCCCGACGTCCATCCGGCGGCCTTATTGATATAGGTTCCGACTCCATATCCGGCAGCGCCTGCGAGGCCGACCTTTGCGGCTGAAGACGTTAACAGGCTTTTTAACATTGGAAGCACTGTGGCTGCGCCTTTGCCTGTGCCGGTCATTATGTAACGCAGGGAGCTGAGAACACCGGCTAATCCTTTGCCTACTTTGGCTGTTGCAAAGATACCCAGACCGCCGAGAAGGGTATAAAGGGCGCCGCTTGTCAATGCCGGATGTTTATTGAGATAGTCCAGGGCTTCGGTCAAAAGTTCGATTGGTTTTGCAAGGTTCTGGTTTGTAAATTTGGAAAGCGCTGTTGTAAAATCTCGAATCTTTGCGGCACTCTGATCTGACCAGAACGAAAAATCTTTCATAATAGCTGCGCCGTCTCCGCCCATTCGCACGAACTTGTCAAACTCTCTAAAGTCTCCGAACTTTTGGAATGATTGAGCCATAGGGGTGATTGCTCTGATTGACTCTTCGCCGAATATCTTCTGAAGTTTGGTCACGTCTCCTTTTGTACGTTTTATTATCTCTTTCAAGACTACGTCCATTTCGCGCACAACAGCCCTGCCCTGTTCTTTTGTTTTTTTCTTGTCAAAAATATTAAATCCAGTGAGCCTGCGGATAACTTTCCATTTTGAGATAATATCGGAGAATGTACGCTCCACTGCGGTTGCTGCCTGTTCTGAAGATCCGGCCCCGCGCCTGGCTATCTGAAGGAATGCGCCAAATTTCCTTAGACCTTCGACGCCTTTTACGTCAAAACGGGCGGCTGCTGAAAGAAGACGCGGAAATAGAGCTGCCATGTTTTGCAGGGTGAAGGATCCTTTTTTTCCCTGGCTGGCCAGGATATCAAAAATTGATAAAACCTGATCGTTTGTAATTCCGAATTTTTCGTTAAGGTCTGAGGCGGTCGCACCTATTGAAAGCATTTGCGTATTTGTGGCGGATGCTACATAGCCCATGTCTTTTACTGATTTGATTGCAAATTTAAAATCGCCGGTTTTTTCAACTATCTGTTCTATGCCTGATAACAGCTCTTCAGGGGCCTGGAGTGTTAAATCCCCGATCTCAAAGAGTTCATCTTTCAGCTCGAACATCTGCTTTTTGGTTAGCCCTGCCTGGATAGCCAGCCTTGCGAGGCGAGTGTCAAAGTCAAGCACCTGCTTGCCTGCCGCAACGCCAAGCAGCCCCGCTGCAATGCCTGTTAGCCCGCTTATTTTATTTCCGAATCCTGTGAACTCGGTTTTTGCACGGCGCGCCATTCCTGAGACCCGCTTTCCAAAACTCTTGATCTTTGCCTCGGATCTGCTGAATGAGTTCAGAAACCTGCGGTTATCGGCAGTAATAAGTAGATTAAGCTTTTCGTCAGGCATTATTTTCTCTTAACAACATATGTTTTTGTTTTTTCTTCCGGCATCGTCATCGCCAAAATGTAGAGCCACTGGCCTTCCGTTAGGTCTGTGGCAGGGAGGCCAAATAAATAATAAGCTTTCTCAGCGTTGCGGAATTTAAAGCGCTCCCAGTCTCCGGTTTTTTTTTTAGAGTTGCAAAAAGATCGTCCATTTCTGCGTTTGTAAGGGTTTCAGTAGATGGAGAGACTTCTTTCTCAAACTCGTTATATTGCTCGACCAGGATATCTTTTTCATCTCTGGTAAGCAGTCTGCGGAGTTCATCAACGCTGGTTGCAAACGGCTGGTCAGGGTTGTCGGGATTTCGCAAGGCACGGAACATGATCTGTGTTGTGTTTTCATCCTCATATGCTTCGATTGTGGTAGTACTGATTTCCATTTTTTTGGTTTTAAAATGGTTTTCAGTTGCAAACACGGCTTCCTGTATGTCTGCGTTTGAAAGCACTCTAAGGGCTGCGTTCTGGTCCGTGCCCGGAAATTTAATGACACGATAATTTTTATTTCCTGCTTTGAGTTTTTCAAGAAGGCCGGTCATTATTCAACCACCCTTCCGGTTGCACCGAGGCTTATTGTTCTTACCATTTCATTTTCACCGTCTGCCTTTGCTTCACCTGCGGTCAGGACATATACACCGGTGTAGGTAATGCGCTTGCCGTTCATATATTCGATTGAGAGGCGACCATCTGATACGGCTTCCCAGTCAAATTCCGACGCTGTTTCAGGGACAACGTATTCCACATCAACTGCATAGCGTGGCGTGACCTTCATAAAGCCGGTTTTATTCATGAGATTAACAGGCTTATTGATTTCCACTTCTTTTTCCGTAACGGATTTAAAGTCCTCTATGGACTGGCCGTTTACGTCGAGTAATACTCTTGATACGTATTCGCTCATTATTACAACCTCCTTTGTCGGTTAGCTGTTAGCTAAAAGCTAATTGCTAATAGCTAACAGCTTTTTTTCTACAATAATAAATCAATTCGCCCTGCAAACACATGCAAGCCATTAACCACGTCTGTCGGGATTTTAGCATTCAGTCTGTTTGGATCCTGGATGTCCCGCTCTACGATCAGCCCGTCCTTGTTGGCATCCACTTCCTCGACTATTTCCAGATCTTCGAGTTTAAAGAGCACGTCAAGCAGTTCGCTCTTTACCTTTGGCGGAGTTTTGCTTGAGAGCTTTTCGCGTGGAAATCGCAGTGCTACTCTTTCTCTGCATGCCTTGCGCACATAATCAAGTGTGCGGATTGTAGTGATATCAAGCAGACTGATATCGTCTATGCCTTGCGCATCCTGAATATATGTTGAGATTGCTCTTACTATCTGGACTTTTTCACCTGGGCCTACTTCCAGGGGAGTCACGCCGTTATACAGGCAACTTTCCTGCTCTGTTCTGGTTAGCCTGTCGTCAATTGATGGAGCGTGTATCTTCTTTAACTCAAGTGTGTTAAGCGGTCTTGCGGGATCTTCCTCAAAGGCCAGAATAGATGCCATTGCGGCTGCTATTTCCAGGGGCATGGATTTTGTGTTACGGGCGTAAGCGCTTAAAATTCTGCCGTGATTGACATTTCCTGCCAGGGTTGTGGCTGATGCCAGGGCGCCGGTAAATCCGTAAACACCCACGGCCGGCCTTTGTTCAAGAGGGCCGGAAACAAGATCAAGATGGTCTCGCATGGTTTCGAGCGAGGTCTGATCGTTATACGGAGTTGCGATCAAATGATATTGCTCGCTTACCACTTCGGCCAGGGCATCGTCAATGTCCGGATCTGCGCTGCCTGATGCCATATCCACTATGGTTGTAGTTATAGCGGCATTGGTGATGGTGTATGTAATGCCGATGGAGTTGCCGACAACGCCTTTATTTTTTGCGGTGATATTGACCTTTCCGGCCACACTGGTATCAACCGCAGCCATGATCGGCAATGAGGCTTGTGCCTGCATTTGTATTGCCAGGGCCTGAGCTATTTCTGCTGCTGTATCGTCTTTTGCGACTGCGATTTGTGCTGTCTGATAGCCGATATATACTGTAAGTGTACCGGCTGCCACTGCGGTTGCGTCTATGGTGATGGCGCCTGATGCAGCCACGCCCGCGCCTGCATCATCGAGCGCGCAGGCTGAAAGAGCGACGTAAGGGTTCGCTTCGATTGCCGCTTTGGCCATGAGATGCACCTGGCTTCCGTATCCGAAATATTCCGCGGCTTCCACGTCGGAGAAAAGCTGTGTTGGGACTTTTTCTGCGACACTCGGCTCGATGTAGGCTGTGAACTGCCATTTATCCCCGAGGGCATGGCCTGTGGTTGCGCCGAATGTGATGGTAATGCCTTCGGTAAGTGTCTGCTCTGAGCCGGTGATGGCTACGGTTGAGACATCCCATGTTTTCCCGCCGTCCTTAGACCATTTAAAAGTATCAGGGGTGTCGGCTGCGTCAATTTCGATAACGACTTTTCTGGTCACCAAACCGGTGAATGTCCCGCCCGATGTTAAGTCATTAAGACCTGCGCCTTCGACACTAGCTCCTTCGATAAAAGCTGCAAGCCTTTGTGCTGTGATCAGCATTTCCTGGCGGTTTTGGGGCAGTGTCCGAACAGCAAGCTTTGTGTTAAACTCAAAGTACTTCCCGGGCTTGCGGATGGATGATGGAATTTCGTCGAATGATATGTTTTCCGAGGCCATTATTTACCTCCTTTTATGGTTTTTATTTTTTTTTATGGGGGTTGGTTTGGCTATGCACAATGACCCATCTTTCACCAGCCGTCTATAATATGCTGTGCCCTTGACATCCACGGGAGTACTGTCTGTTATGTACTTCCGCGGCTTGCCTTCTTTAGGGCATTTAGTGCCTTTTTGCGCTATAACTATCATAGTCCCTCCTACTAATGCTTAATCAGGATAGTGATTGGCGCTCCACACATCTCGATTATTTTAGGAGGCGCTGTGCATGACCATCTGAGATGATCTGATTCAGGACTTTTTTGGCCTAAATTATCATAAGCTTTTAAAAAAAATTCGTAGCGAACACCAATCTTAAAGTCAAGCCCGTCCAGGTCAAAGGAGGTAACGTTGCCGACATCTTTTTCAGTCGGGGCTTCTCCCACCACGCCGTAATAAAGCAGGATACCCTCTAATGTTTCGCCGCAACCAGAAGAATCCCAAAGCAGCGTGGCTGCATTAACCGATGTCGAAAGCAATAAAATCAAAGTTAATATGAGCCCTATTTTGCATAATAAATTTTTCATCATGTTCTCCTTTAATTATCAATTATCAATTATTAACTATCAATTGTTACAACATCCTGCGCATCTATTACTTCGTCGTCAACAGGATCCTGCAGGTAGTATTCCAGCCCGACCGTAAGTAGATCGACTGTTGTTTCATCGTCGGTTTTTTCGATTACATATGATGTTTCCAGCTCGATTTGATAGGCCATCAAGCCTTTGTCTGCCAGGGCATCATCAGTAATGTTGCGAAAACTTTTCGGGATTATCGGTAATATTTCCAAGTCGAGATCCTGGAGAAGCAATAAATTAATAATGCCCTGCAGGATAGGATAAACTCCGTGTCGGCGGTCTTTTTCGCTTTTGTAATTTTTAAAAATTACTACAATAACAAGTGTCAGCTCGCACCTGTATTTAGTCTGTGTGATCCGCTTATAATCACCTGTTTCAGTAGAAAGGAAAACTGCTGGATATATGATGCCGGTGGTACCTGTTTTGATGCCGACGTCACGAACTGACAGCCCGCCGGTTTCGAGTTTGTTTATTATTTTATTTTCTATTTCTGTGATCATGAAAGCAGATGCTCTTTAATAATTTCTATGAATTCTTTTCTGTTTTCGTCATTTATGCCCAGATGCGGACGAGCAGGGATAGTCGCTTTGTTGCCTCGGCCTGCTTTACCTCCGAATTGATGAAGAGCTGCATAATCTTCGCTGATTTTATCAGGGGCGATTATGACCATGCCTCTACCTACTTTATAGACGGTGCGTCGCAGATGACCGTCTCTTGTGAGTATTTTCCTGCGTGATAGAAAGTTCTGAAACTTCTTATTGAGTTTTCTTTTCTTTGTGTATTTCTTCCCACGATATGAGCTGTATAGAGTTTTAATTTTTAGGGGCTCCCACTTGTTGCCGTCGGGATCACGCTCTTCTTTAAAGAGTTTTTCCCTCTCGATTATCATGTATTCGCCGATAGCCTTGTATGCAGGGCGCAGGTTTTTTGCTTTCAGATGCAGACCTGAAAGCAGCTTTTTTATTTCACGGTCTTCTATTTTGACTTTTATGTTTATGCCCATTAGTAGTTATCCAACGTGCCTGTTGATTTATCTGATGTTCGACCGGCTGAAAATATACGATCTGGTTTAGTCGTAGTCACGCCAACCGTGTCCTGTGATGTCTCAGCAGGCGCATCAGCGCCAAGTGAGACAATACCCTTTGCAACGTTTTGTAAAAATTTAACTGCATTGTTATAATTCGTTTCCCTGTCATCAGGAATATCACCGCGGCGCATAAACAGGTTGTATATGGCTATGATCACGGAATATTTCCTAATTAAAAGAGGCACCGGATCAAAAGGAACGGTATATCTCTCAGCACAATAGCTATCCACTTCAGCATCGGCATCGGCAATTGCACGCTCTATGACCGAAGTGTCTATTTCTTCCAACGCGTCATCATCCGAGAGCTGGATGAGTTCGCCTTCTGGGATCTGCTCTTTTATGTCATCGAGTGTCGAATAAGCCATCTATTTGCCCTTCAGCTTTTTACTTTTTTTTTGCAGTGCATCAACTGCCTCGAACTTTTGTTTTTTCGATGTTGCGAGAAGAGCTTCCCCGAATTTATCAGGGTAGTCCTTGATCTCTTCTTTTTTATGAGCGCCGTATGGTGCGACGTTGACAGACGGACTCGGCCCTAAATATTTAATCTTCATGCTTTCCCTTTCAGGTTTACAGTTGTCGGTTTTTTAAAAAACCGTGAACCGACAACCGTGAACCGTAAACCTTTTTTATGATGCGTATGTATCGTTCCACAGATATCCTGCATCCGCGCAGACCTGTACGATATCTGATTCCTCTGCTGATTCATAGACGTCCTGATGCTCAGCATTCTCACGCCAGGTTGATGTGCGCCGTGCCTTGCCGTTCTCATATGCAATCCTGACCTGCAAACCTGCGGTGACCACCTTCAGCCCTAATTTAGGTGCTTTGCGATACAAAAACCCCATGCCCTTGCCTGCATTGACAGTCCATATGTCAACGGCATTGAAGTCATCACCCGCTGCTGTTTCTTCAGCGTCCGAATAGATGGCAGAGCCGACATGCACGCTGTTGAGTTCAAGAATTGCCGCTAACAGGTCTTTTGTGAGCACGCCTCGCTGGGTATATTTAATCTTATTCAAAACAGCCTCGCACTCTTTTAATGCGAGATACGTGGCATAATCGATAACCAGATCCGTGGCAATAACACCGGTTGCTTTGAGAGCTTTCATGCCAGTCGCAATGTCCGCCAGAAATGTGTTTGTTGATCCGGCAGGCGCCCATAGGCCTTCGGCATCCACTCCGCCTGAATTGCCATCCAGCCAGGTTCCTGCGGTTATCAGGCTGGCCACTCTGCGTTCTTTTTTAAGGTCAATTTTATCGGCTGTATCTTCAAGCGCGTCTAAATCCGGTTTGAGAGCAGGGGCGCCTTGCGCCTTGCTGAATCTCCGGTCTTCATCCGTGACCGCTGTGGCAAACGCATATTCTTTAGTCGCCAGAGACACGGATGTCACCGGGCGGCTACCTCGACGGGCTCTGGTTCCGGCTGCCCTGATTCCTGCCTCATCCCTGAATCCTGCGCCTTTAAGATATTTTGTAATTTTTGCCCTGGGGTCTGCGCCGTCAAGAATCGGGAAAACAGAGTCGGCGATATAATCCAGGTTTTTGTACGCTATAGATATGTTTGCCAAAGGCCCGGCAACAATCTGCTCTTTGATAGGTAGCATAGCTTGTTCCTCCTTTTTTAAAATAAATCTTTAACTTATCAGCTTAATAGCTTAATAGCTTAATAGCTTATCAGCTCAACAGCTTAACTCGCTGCATTCACCTGGTGTACTGCGCCGGAAAGCAGGATCTCGCCAAGGTCATCCTGGTCCCCCCCTACTATGCATCTGCCGATGGCCAGATCCAGAGCCACGTCGGCATCCATGCCTTTCCCTGCATCTGCCGCGTCTACATATTCCAATTTTATCCATTCGTTTTCTGCGACGGTTTCGCCGAAAACGATTTTGCTTTTTCCGATCAGCATGACCGAAGCAGCTTCACCTGCCGCGGGCGCATTCTGTAACACTCCCAGCCCTACTTCAGTGGCTCCATCCGGTCGTCTGACTTTTCCTGAGGCCAGGACAACGATCCGATATTGATCGTTTGACAGATCTTCAGCGGCCTCATATGCTTCTAATAATATTCCATTTTCTGTAGCCATTTTTTATTCTCCCTATTTTTTCTTTAACCGTGAACCGTCCTTTACCCTGAAATTTCCTGCTGATACTCGGTTGCCAGGTCGGGGTTTTCAGTCTGAACCTCTGAAAAGGCTGCACTGTATGAGAGTTCTTTGTTACTTGCTCGTTTTTTTGCGATCAGGGCTTCCAACTTGCCGGCTGCATCGCCTGCATTAACGTCTGTATCTCTGCTTGCAATCTCTTTGAATTCCACTATCTTCGGTAGTTCGGTTTCAAAGAGACCTCTCAAGCGATCATGCAAGGTTGCCTTTTCTTTTGTTTCGCCAAACTCGATAATGGCATCGCTGTCCGCCAGAAATTCCAGTATTTCCGGCACGCCAAATTTAATTAGGGCGGGTGTTAGTTTCCCCTCTTTGACCATTGCGTCGCACCAAGTGGAGATCCCTTGTTTACGGGCATCTCGCTTCGCGTTGCGCTCTTTTTCCGCGAACTCGGTTTTTGCTTCTGTGCGCCCCTCTTCCTTTGCCTCTTTGATTTTAGACTCCACAGTTGACAGCTCTTCTGCGAAGTCAGCGGCCTGTTTGTCCAGCTTTTCCTGAAGCTGTTCATCTGTATATGGCATGTTGTTGTCCTCCTTTGACTTTTCCGAAAACACAGGCTCTTCCTGTATCTCGGGTCTGTTTTTGAGATCTTCGATCTCCCAGTTATTGACAACCTTGTCGGCTGTTTCCGTATCAAATTTTTCGATTATAAACTCCCTGAGACTCTGCATTATCCTGCCGACAACGGACATTTTCCAATCTTCCTCAAACTCAAATGTGATTTCATCTGCGCCTGCCTTGAATCCTATATCTGCAAGGCCCTTGACTGCAGGCGGACTGCCGCCGAGGAAACCGACGTGTCGAAGCCTGCCGTCCGGATAAAAGCTTGCAGAACGTTTTTTGTACAGCCCTGTTTTAACTGCATCCCCGAACTCCGGGACCACGTCTTTTAGTTTTGCAAGTAAAACATCGCCTGCCTTTTTAAGCCCTTCAACCCAGCCGAATGCCGGAGAGTTGTCGGTTGGATGACCCACAACTACAGGGGGCTCATGAAATTTTGGGTCAAAGGTTTTAACTGCTTTTTCGATTAGCGCAGTTGCGTCATGCTCTCTGCCCTGGCTGTCTTTTTGCATCCCGCCTTTAAATATTTCTATCCATCCGGTAAGTGCTTTTGACATTTATATTTCCTTTCTCAATGCTTCTTTGCCGACGTTATAGTCCCATCCAGGGTCGATGCCTCTCGGGATAGTATGAGTTTTGCCTTTTTTATCAGTCCAATCATAGGTTCCGTCATTCGGAGCCTTGTCGGGTTTTTTTTTGCCCATGCGCTTCAGGTCTCGTTCTGAACGGGAGACCACTTTGCACTTACAGCCCCAGCCATTAGGGGCGTAATGTGTTGTCCACCAGGGGTCATCGGCCCTGAGTATTGTGCCGTCCCATGACAAGTGTAGTTTTCTCGGGTTGATACTGTCTCCATGCACGTATTCCCAGTATGGACGGGCTTTCAAAACTTCAGGATCAGTCATCTGCGTATGACGGCCTGCTGAATATGATGTCCTGATATTTGTTTCAAAGATTACACGGGTCCGCCATCCTCTACTGCCTTTATAGCTCCAGCCGTGTTTGCTTACTATGCCGTCAAAGTCTTTTTTGAATTTTGCAAGGGTCATGCCTTCGGTCATGGCTTTTGTTAGTGATTCCTGAAAATCGGAAAGCAGATCATCTTTCATTGCGCCTGCGACCATGAAGGCGCGTGAGTGCATGCCTTTCCAGAGATCGTCCCAATGTTGAGTGGGTATTTTGATCTTCTTTTTGAAGAATTTAATCGCTTCCTCAAAAGGAAGGTTTGTAAATTTACCCGCCATTTTGAACCTCGTAGCGGCCTGCCAGCTCTGCTGCTGTAAAAGCTCTTTGCATGAGATTGCCAATCTCGGAAACATCCATGTCTTGACCTAATTCAATCAACCCGTCACGGATTTCTTCAAAACTTTTGGCATTTTCAACCAGGCTGCGAACCGGCTCAACCAGCCCGTCAAGAAGATCAGACGCATCATCCTCAGCACGTTCGGTATATGTGTCTACGATGTCCGGCTCTTCAGCAAATTCATTGTCCTGATCCCTGACCCCTGTTTCCTGATCCCTACCATTAAC